GTGTGACTGTATTCTCGACATCAAGTGTCAGTTTCATTTAATTTCTCCTTGTGTTCTCTTAAATATATTATTGCTCTTTGAAGCACTTCTTCGCTGTCATCAAAGCCGCCCAATGATCTATTACACTTATGGCATAGCCATCCTCTAAACGTGTCCGTGTCATGGCAATGATCTATGACCCATGCTCCATTCTTCATATTACCCTTACCTGCCACAGACTCTTCCCCCAGAAGACATATTGGGCATACGTGGTCTTTACTGGGCATACCATATTTCTGTCGAAGAGCGTTACGAATTTTTCCTAGTTCTGTGTTACACTTTTTACATTCAGGACGCAAGTAGTTTGCACCAGAATGCCAGCTAAAAGCGGATAAAGGTAAATGTTTCTTGCATTTGTTACAAGTCTTACCATCTCTCTCTACTAAATCGTAGTCTTCAAGATCAAATAGAAACTGCTGTATCATACCTGATACCTTCCTGTCCTATAATCCAATTCACAATGAACGACGCCATGCCACCCACTCAACTTGTTCTTAACAACATTGATATGCCGCTGCAGGTCTTCAACATTGGGATCGTCTTCCTGCTTCGGTGGATTCTTAGCAATCAGTATCATCAAGTCTGCCTCTGCTGCCTTACCAGTACGGCTACCTTCCATCATGCTCTGGTTCAGAAGAACCTTACCCTCTGCTTCTGCGGAAAGCTGCGACATGTAAAACACGGCACACTCATACTGCTTGGCAATCATACGTGCGTGAATGGCATTAGCTTTGAGTGCCTCATCAGGACGGGCGAAGCCACCCTGCCGTGCAAACTTATCACCCATGTCAAGAAGGATTACATCTGGCTTGTATGTTTTGCAGACTGACTCTACCCATGACATGTCCCTGCCTGTTGCATCCTTGATCTTGATGCGTTCTTTGACAGGTGCGTACAGATCACGCGCTTTAGCTGGATTAGCCTTGATCTCACGCATAGTCATGCCCGTTGCTGCTGTCAGATATCGTGCGCCAACACGGTGGCTACCTTCCTCGTTACAAAGGATAATGCAGTTAGCACCCTGTGCCGCCATACCACCGGGGCTGGCAATCAAGCTGGCGTGAAACGATGTCTTGCCAGTGTTGGGCCGTGCGCCAATCTCAATGAGATGACCGGCATTGACACCCTCTACATGACCAGAAAGTGTCGGAATGTTGAACGTCCAACGTGCCTCAAGATCGTTCTTTGTAAGCAGAGTGTCGATGTCAATGTCGTCCCACTCTACGTTCAGGTCAGGAAGGAAGTCGTCGTTATATTGCTCAAGAAGACGACGCAGAGACTCCATACTGCTCTGATCACCATTCACATAGTCAAAGCCCAACTCAGCAATGTCAGTGCCTACAACCTGCTGGAACAGCTTAGACAGCACTTCCTGTGCCACGTCACTGCCCATAGGGGCTTCCTTCTTAATCTGTTTGAACAGGGATTCATAGGCCATCTTCTGTGCGGTGCTGAGAGTAGGATTGCTCGACAGGAACAACGCCTCAACTTCTTCTGGCGTCACAGAACGTGCGTACCTATCCATGCACACGTCAATAGTCTTCTTAATCTTCCTGTTCTCTACGTTGAACAGGCGGTCAGGACACTTGGCACCACGATGATTGTCGTAGAAGTCCTTGTCCATCAAGCTTCTGATAATTGAAAGTTCCATTAGTTTTCTCCTTCGTCATGAAACGCACATAGCTTCTGTACGTCTTGGGGGTTTCTGTATTTGATATCATCATTGAGGCGTAGCACCTTCACGTTCTTCACATAGCCACGCAACTCTTTTGCATACTGTAATGTCTTTGGCAAGGCGTCGGGGTCTAGAGCCATGACTGCTGTTGAGAACTGCGCAAGATATCCTTTATGCGATTCAGAGAGTGAAGTTCCAAGAATCGCAACCCCGACAAAGGAATCGTACTCACCAACAACGACTGCACTCACGCAGTCCTCAACAACAACAGCGACATTACCACGTCCATGAACAAAAGGCAAGCCACTATTTCCATATCTTTTCCATTTAGGTAGCTTTCGCCCTAGCGCACGGCCAGTCGCATCGACAGGTGTATTAGCGTGATAGCACACGAACACAGCCCTATGTTCTTTGACATCATACATAAGATTATCAGCAGATATACTCCAACGGTTAGCAAACGCAATTACATCCCTACGATTATCATGCGGTACAATATATTCAGGCAGCACAAAATCGTTTGTCACACCTGTGACATTATTACTGAACATCTTACGTAAATCAGCAGCATTCATGTGAACACGAGTAGAACCACTAACACTACAGGATGCTTTGTAACAATTCCACAGCAAAGAACCCATGTTATTTGTAGCTGTGAATGTCTTGTAGGATTTACAGACAGGACAGTTAAGTCTACGAGACTCCCCTGCACCAATATCTAAATCCTCTACAAATGTTCTTACATCCATTATAATATCTCCATTATATATGTATATATATGGTTCATTCGGCAATCACGATGTTTAGATATCATGCTTTTTCCGTGTCGTCAAGGCTAAATCTGCACTAGCGAATGTATTTTTCATATATGGCTTAACACTCTGTGGATTAGCATGTCCTGTAACCGACATGATTTGTGCCATACCGACACCCGCCTCTACCATTTCAGTTGTGCCAGTACGACGCAGGTCAGAAAGCCGCAGTTCTTCGGGTAGACCAGCCTCACGCATGATACGACGTGCTACTTTCGGTAGGCGGTGCATCGTATACGGATGATATACACCTCTGATGGGCAGTGTCATTGGTGCAACGTACGGTTGAAAGCCGAAATCTTCCTGTTGCTGCATCAGCATGTCTGTCAATTCTTCTGATATTGGCAAAAATACCTCTGCTTTACGCTTTGACTGCTCAATGTGGACACGAGACTTGTCTAGTTGCAGCGAGTCCCACTTCAACAGACGCATGTCACCCAGTCGCTGACACCACTCGTATGCCATGTGCGCGATAAGACCCACGTTACGGGTGCTAAAATCGCCGTAGGCGGCCTCTAGGAACTGTTGTACCTGCTCCCTACCCCAAACAACTTTACGAGGCTTCACGGCGCGTTTTTTGACGACTATGAAGGGGTTCACCAAAACCATCTCCATATTCAATCCGTGATTAAACAAAATACGAGACGTAGACAGGACGTGATTAGCAAATTGAACGCCTCTTTCGCACCACTGATTGTATGCTAGCTTGGCAATACGGGAAGACAATTTGTCACATTGCCTATCCCTAATTGCGGTACCATCAATTTGCGTGTCTAACATAGTGTCGATGTGGTATTGATATTGTTTCTTAGTTTCATCCCGCAAGTTATTGAACTCATAGGAAGAATAGTAATCGTCAACTAGTCGTCGTAAATCATGCTTGGTTCCCATGATACCATCTCCTCGTGGATTTCTGTAATCTCTGCCCTCTTCAAATTCAAGCCCCGCGTCGTACATGCGCGATGCCAATCAAGCAGAAGGTTAGATTTAGCAAGTTCACTGTTAGTTGCTTTTCCGTACCAAGTTAATTCTCCGTAAAACTTGTTAGGTGAAAAGGTAATTTTATACATCCTCATCTTTTTTATCCTCTTTCTTAAAAACGTTATTTAAGAACCGTTTATGAAAGTCCTCAATACCCTTGCTGCGATACGCCGTGCTATTACGAGAGTACCGTGCTTTCCATCGGCCAGTTGACGGCCAGTAGATGTATTCCTTTCCGTGTTCGTTCCAGACATACATCATACTGACTGCCCCGTCGATCCACTCATACCTGATATTATTTTCTTTCAGGTATTCTTCTGCACCGATATCACCTTCTTCTGTGTACCAGTATGCCATTACGCAGCCACCAACTCACGGAATTGCGGAGTGTTAATCCACTTAGCGACATCCTGCTCACGCTTCCACAGGCTCTGTGCTTGCGTATCATTGCCTGTACGACGCAGCGGGAAGCCATTGCTGTCAATGTTCAGGGGATTCGCATAGCTGGTGAAAGCTGAATACAAAGCCCACGCATTGCGACCACGGGTGACAGTCTCGTGATTATACAGACTGAGCATCTTCTCAGCGTTCTTGCCAGACATGACAGTCTCAAGCATAGCTTTGACATCCAGAGTATACAGCGTCTTATTTGCCCAATTTTGGTACATATCTGCTGTGCTGTTGAAGTCAGAGATTGTATGTTCCAGTTCAGCAATGAACCTGCCAAGGTCAAAGTTACTGGTGTTCTTACGCTTGATCTTATCGTAGTCACCAAGGATCATCCCATTCGTGCAGAAGAAGTCAATAGCACCGTAATACACTTGGTTTGAGCAGCTACCGTCGATGCCGTGTAGGGCGATCAGACGAGGCGCAATGGTAGTCGTGTGCTTATCAGTCACAATCTTACGCAGCACGTTAGGCATGACCATCTCCATCATTACCCACGCATTGTTACGCGCAGTTCTGAACTTGAGATTCATGCTGTCGCACACCTCTTCACCCAGATGATCCGACACAGCATTGTGCGCACGAGTAAAGAAGTCACCATGATTGGCACATTTGAATGTTTTACCAACGACACCAAGGTACTCGCCCGTGTTGCCATTGATGACATACTTTGCCTTTGAAAACTTTGTAGGCTCGTACTCAACTGGGAAGTTGATGTGTTCAGGGATCAGTTCTTCTGCTGTAAAATCTAGAGGCATATTTTTTCTCCTTTCTTTGTCACACCTGTGACAGTTGATGCCGTAGCGGCAAGTGATACTCTGTTATACGATAAACTAGACACAAAGTCAAGTCAATCCCACCGATAAAATACATGATCTCCAATTTGCACAATCGGTGTTTTAGTTTCTGCCCATTCGGGCAGGACATAGGTTGCGTGGTAGTGTGTGGCACCCTCAACGAAGTCGTCAAGATTGCCTGTGTGTACGCCCTGTGCAATCACAAGGGCTTGCTTCCACGCTGCTTCATCAGGCGTGTTGTCTGACTTACCGTCACAGTACCAGCTAAACTGGCAGCGATGACGAACAGGGAAGTCAGGCTTCCATGAGTATGTTGGCCCTTGCATGACCACATCACATACGTTGTCAGGATATCTGTCATCCTTAACCCTGTTCATGACCACCTGTGCAACCGCAACCTGCCCAATGAAGGGCTGGTCACGGGCTTCATGGTACACGTTGAGTGCAAGGCATACAAGTGCTTCAGCAAACATTAGTAATCCCACTCATTGATTTGCACTTTATTGTCAACGATAGCGTTCTTCAGCTTCCACCACGCAGTGTCGATTGCTCTCAGGTCATCGTAATCAATTGAACACAGTTCACCGACACGAGTGCGGACAGGCACCCATGCTTTGAGCAGTTCAAGTACGCATCTCTGCTGATGGTCGCTGAAACCTTCCCACGTTTCTGCTGCTTCTTCCATACGAATTTCCCATTCTGGTTTTTCATCAGTCATTTTACTTCTCCTTTCAATCACAGCTTTCAAGTCTGCTTATCTTTGCAACCCATAGCTTTCTCTCTGGGTCATAGTAGGCTGGCCTGTCAAGACTTGTGTTGTACCCTAGCGGATGAAACATGTGCCAGTAATGCTCTATCTTTAGTTTAAGAGTATTAAGTTCATCCGCAGTCAGTTCAATCTTTAGCGTTCTGTTAGCCATCTTGGTATCTCCCTCAGTTTGTATTTGCCACACCATTCAGTCGTGTCATACTTCCACCGGTAGTAGTTTCGGTATGCTTTGATGGGCCACTGCTCATCTGTTTTGAAATGGTCATTGCCCTTACCAAAACACTGTGGATGTTTTTCGACATGACCCTCTGGAATATGTATAGCAAGTTCTTTGAGTCGTGGCAAGAGCAAAGAGCATTTGTGTACCTTGCCATAACGCTTTGTGTATTCACGCGACATCTCATCCAGCATCATCCAGCCATACATGTAGTTGCCGCGTGTGTCACCTGCCCATTCGGTACAGGGATGCTTGGCATGTGTCTTCGGCCCATTCTGCAAGCCCTCAATGTCAGGCACATAACGCTTGACAGCAAAGGACAGCATCTGTGCTTCTTCCAATGGCATCTTGACAATGTGCTTGTCGCATAGCGACTTGGCAATGGCAGCAGGGTGGTGGTCAATTAGAAATCTGTTCATATCATATCACTCCCAATACCCAGTTCTCTGCACAATTCTCAGCGTACACCTCACTGTGTCCGGTGATTGTGCGTTCCTCACAGATGGTTTTATCTTCAAGCATGATGATAACATAGCCATCGTTCTCTTTGAATACCATAGACTTTCTGTCTTGGTAGTCATCCTGTCCATAGAACTCATGCAACAGCATCTTCATTCTCCTCTGCCCACTCAGCATCAATCATGTGTTCACTGATACCAAACTCAAGGTCGAGGTCAGGGTATTCTGTGACCACACTCTCAACATCACCTGTGTTCCAGTCGTTGCCGTCGATATACTCACCGACATACATCCACCCTTCATCAAGGTAACGTGCGTTCACCTCAAAGCCCATGTCTACCAGCTTGTCATAGATAGGGATAGGCGGCGACCATGCCGTGTCGAATGACAGCACAAGTGTGTTGGCATCCATGCGGTCACATGTGGCATTGTATATGTCCCACTTGGTACCCCAGTGTTCCAGCCGCCAGTCATACCAGCCACTAGTAGGCTCACCGGCATCGTCACGCGGCTCTGGGACAAGGTAGTTGCACAGTTCTGTGTCATCTGTGTTCATGATGTTGTAAATCATGTCAATCTGCTGGCTGTCCTCGTGTGACAGGATAACTCTGTTGTCTGTGTGATTAGGCATCTGTTCTCTCCTTTTGCATCAGTTCGGTGATCTTCTCTTGTGTTTCTTCCACGACCATCATGTAGTAACCATACATGCTTTCACTGGCTTCGTAAAGAGAATATCTTGCTGGATCATCCTTTTCGTTGAAGTAGTGTTTGTTCAGCACATCTACAAACTCCTCTATGCCGTCCATCATGCCAGCGTAGTATGCTTCTTTCTGCCGCAGCTTGATGATCTTCTTTTGATTTTCAAATTGCTGTCTCATGCCAGTTCTCCATTCTGTCTTTGTATAGCTGTGTGTTTTACATGACACGGGGAGCATACCACACGACACTTATCAATCTCTGCCTGTATGATTTTCCAAGAACGTCCAGCCATGTCACATACGTTTTGCAATTTATCCTCCGGATTGAGGTGGTCAAACTGTAACAGATGAGCAAATGCTTTCTGATACTTTTTATGTATGTTTCTTTTCTGCATACCACACACTTCACAGCCACGATCTACTTTAATTTGAGTGATACGT